TACGGCCTGGACGTGGGCTGGAACCGCACGGCCGCCGTGTGGGGGGCCTTCGACCGCTCCGGCGGGGTGCTGCACCTGTATGCCGAGCACTACCGGGGCCAGGCCGAGGCCGAGGTCCACGCGGCCGCCGTCAAGGCGCGCGGCGAGTGGATTCCCGGCGTCATCGACCCGGCCGCGCGCGGCCGCTCGCAGATCGACGGCACGAGCCTGCTGGCCATCTACCAGTCCCTCGGGCTCGACCTCTCGTGCGCGGACAACGCCGTGGAGGCGGGAATTCATCGTGTTTGGAGCCTCCTTTCCACGGGCCGGATCAAGGTTTTCGCCACGCTCTCCAACTGGCTGGCCGAATACCGGCTCTACCGCCGCGACGCCAATGGCAGGGTGGTCAAGGAGCGCGACCACCTCATGGACGCAACCCGCTACCTCGTGGCCTCCGGGCTCGACGCGGCCCGCGCCGTGCCGCCCGGGCGAGACGCCCTGCGCGCCAGGCCCGGCGAGGCGGCCAACCACGACTACGAGATGTTCGCATGAACCACGCCATCTATCTGATCTCTCCCGGCACCGACGCCATGTCGCCGGACCTGGCCCGCGAGACGCTTGACCAGCTCTGGGACATGCTTTGGGACGACGGCCTCGTCTCCACGGTCTTCTACGAGGGCCGCGTGACAAACGCCGCAGCCTTCGCCGCGCTCATGCTCTCGCCGCTCACGGCCTGCTACGCGGCCTTCGGGCCGGGCTCGCGGCCCGCTGGCCTGGCCTGGCTGAACGCGCAGGAGGGCAAGGCCGCGCGCCTGCACTTCTGTTTTTTCCGCCACGCCAGGCGACACGCCCTTTCCCTGGGGCGGCTCTTCACCCGTTTCCTGCTCACCGCCCGCGATGAAGGGGGCGAATCCTACCTGGAGACGCTCTACGCGGGCGTTCCCCAATCCAACCGGCCGGCGCTGTCGTTGGCGCGAAAGCTCGGGTTCAGGACCATGGGGGTCCTGCCCGGCGCGGCCTACATCGCGGAAGCGGATCGCCTCGAAGGGCTGGTCCTCTCCCGCCTGACCCGAGAGGAGGTTCTTGCCCATGGGTAGCCTGTTTTCCCCGCCCAAAGCCCCGTCCGCGCCCCCGCCGCCCCCGCCCGCACCGGCCCCGGCCATGCCCGAGGAATTGGACGCGGCCGAGACCAGGGCCATGAAGGAGGCGCGCGAGAAGCAGAAGAAGGCCGCGCTCCTGGCTGCCGGGCGTTCCGGCACGGTGCTCGCCGAGCGCGGCACGCCTGCGCCCACGGCCCAGAAAACCCTGCTCGGCCAATAGGAGGCGCGCGATGAGCGAATCACGACTGAGACAGGCCCGCGAGCGGGCGCAAGCCCTGTGGGATCGCCGCCGTTCCTGGGACGAGCACCTGCGCGAGGTGGCCGAATACGTGCTGCCCGACAAGGGGCGCTTCGCCGGACACGAGCAGGGCCGCGAGGGCGGCAAGCGCATGGGCCGCATCATCGACTCCACGGCCACGCGCGCCGTGCAGATCATGGCCGCCGGGCTCATGGGCGGCCTGACCAGCCCGGCCCGGCCCTGGTTCCGGCTCGGCCTGGCGGACAAGGAACTGCGCGAGTGGGGGCCGGTGCGCCACTGGCTGGAGGCGGCCGAGCGGGCCATGTACGGCATGTACGCCCGCTCCAACTTCTACCAGAGCGTGCACGGGCTCTACCTGGAACTGGGGGCCTTCGGCACGGGCTGCATGTTCTGCGAGGCCGATCCCGAGCGCGGCGCGCGCTTTACGACCTTGACCTTCGGCGAGTACGCCCTGGCCTGCGACGCCTCGGGCACGCCGGACACCGTGGCCGTGCGCCGCACGTGGCCCGCGCGAAGGCTCGCCGAGCGCTTCGGCGAGGACAACCTCTCGGAGGGCGCGCGGCGCATGCTCACGGCCGCGCGCGGCGACGGCCGGGTGGAGGTGACGCAGCTCATCGTCCCGCGCGCCGAAGGAGGCGAGGCGCGGCTTTCGGCCAGGGCCAAGCCCTTCGCCTCGCTCATCTTCGAGAGCGCGGCCGCTGCGCGTTCGGGCGGCGGGCTGTTGCACGAGGGCGGCTACGACCGCTTCCCCTGCCTGTGCCCGCGCTGGGACGTGACCGGCGGCGAGGAATACGGCCGGGGGCCGGGCATGACCGTGCTGCCGGACGTGAAGATGCTCCAGGAGATGGCCAAGGGGCGGCTTCAGGCCGTGCATCTGGGGCTTCGTCCGCCCATGCGCGTGCCCTCCAAGTTCGCCAAGCGGCTGAACCTGGTGCCCGGCGGCCAGAACTACGTGAACCCCCAGCAGGCCGAGGGGCTGGCCCCGCTCTACGAGTCGCGGGTCTCCATCGCCGAGGTCACGGCCGTGATCGAGGACGTGCGCCGTCAGGTGCGCGAGGGCTTCTTCAACGACCTCTTCCTGATGATCTCCTCCATGGACCGTTCGAACGTCACGGCCACGGAGATCATGGAGAAGCAGGCCGAGAAGCTGCTCATGCTCGGCCCCATCGTGGAGCGGCTGCACTCCGAGCTGCTCGATCCCCTGACCCTGCGCTGCTTCGAGCTTCTGGACGCGGCCGGAGCCCTGCCGCCCGCGCCGCCCGAGGTGCTGCACTACGCGGCCGCCGGGGGCGAGCTCAAGATCGAGTACGTCTCCATGCTCTCCCAGGCCCAGAAGCTCTCGGGCTCGCAGTCCATCATGCAACTGCTGGAAGTGGCCGGGCGCATGGCCGCCGGACGGCCCGAGGTTCTGGACAAGATCGACTTCGAACAGGCCCTGGACGAGCTCTCGCTGGTCACGGGCGTGCCTTCGGGGGTGGTCAGGCCCGACGACGAGGTGGCCGAGCTGCGCGCCAGGCGCGCGGCCCTGGCCGAAGGGATGCCGCTTGGCGCGGGCATGGGGCCGGGCGAGGGGCCGGGCGAGGGCGGCGCGCCGCCCGCGGCCGCCCTTCCCATTCCGCCTGCCGCGCTCAGGCCTGGTGCGGCCGGTCCCCACGCGGAGGTCAGGCCGTGACCCGGCTGCACGTGCCCGAACCCGATCCGGAGTTCGCGCTCTACGCCCAGGCCGGGTTCGAGGCCGCGCTCGGCGGGGCTGCCGACGATCCGGTCGGCGAAGACCTTTGCGGCGGCCCGGCGCACGGCCCGGCGCACGGCCCCGAGGCCGAGCGTCTGGCGCGCCTTCTGGCCGACTGCCGCGAGGTCATGTGCCTGCCCTCGGGCGCGGGGCTTCGGCTGCTGTGGCACTGGCGCGAGCAGGCCCTGGCCTTCGGCCAGGTCTTCGTGCCCGGCGCGGCCGTGTACGCCAACGCCGCGCTCATGGACTACGCCCGCGAGCGCGAGGCCGAGATGGCCATGGCCCACCCGCGCAAATACCTGGAACTCATGACCCTGGCCGCCCGCGCCCACGCCCGGGAGGCGGCGGCCGCAACCGCACGGAGGAGATGATCATGCCCCACGAGATCACGGACCACGCCGGAATCATGGACAGCGCCGCGCCGCAGGACGCACCCGGACGCGCGGACACCCAGGACACCGGATGGGATACCCCGGCCACGGCCCATGCGCCCGGCCGGGAAGAGGCAAGGGACAAGGAGAAGGGCGGGGCGGACCTGCCGCGCGTGAAAAACCTCCTGCTCGACCCCGTGGACGCACCCGATGGCGCGGACCACGAGGCCGGGGAGGTGGAGCGCGCCCTGCACGACAAGGCCAGGAAGGCCAAGGTGGCCGCGTCCTACGCGCCCGAGGACTACGCCTTCGAGTTCCCGGACGGGTTCTCCCCGGACGAGGCGCTCGTGACGGCCTTTCGGGACTTCGCGGCCGACGAGGGCATCGCGCCCGACCTGGCGGGCAGGCTGGCCGCCTTTCAGGTGCGCATGGTCATGACGGCCCAGACCGACATGGCCGAGCGCTGCGAGGAGGCGCTGCGCGCCGAGTGGGGCCGCGACTTCGGCCGCAACATGCGCGAGGTCAAGTCCGCGCTCTCCTACGTGGACGCGCACCTGCCCGGCTTCAAGGACTGGGTGGGCACCCTGGGATCGTGGGCGGGCGGCTCGCCCGAGTTCGTCCGCTTCATGCACTGGCTCGGCCGCCATGTGGCCGAGGACCGGCTCATGGACGGCGGCGGGCCCGCGCCCCGCTCCGAGGAGATGACCACCCTGGAGTACATCACCGACGCGTTCAAACGCGCAGAACGAGGAGACTACTAGATGAGCATGAGCACCCTGAAGGAACTGGCCGTTCAGTACGCCACCAAGCAGCCCAAGCAGGTGGACGCCCTGACCGAGAAGGCCCCGATCCTGGACGCGCTGCCCTTCGACGAGGCCAGCCACGGGCTTTGGAACGCCTACGAGGATCTCTCGAACATCCAGGGCGCGGGCTTCGTGGAGATGAACGCGCCGCTGCCGGTCATCGCGGCCGACGCGGACCTGAAGAAGGTCGATCTGGCCATCATGGGCGGCGAGATCGAGGTGCCCGAGGACAAGGCCCGCATGTTCGGCGGCAAGGAGCAGTACTTCTCCAAGAAGATGGACGCCATCCTGCGCGCCTCGGGCATGGCCGCCGAGAAGAAGATCATCTACGACAACTTCCGGGCCTTCGCCCTGGACCACGGCGCGGCGCTCTCGGCCGGGGCCGAGACCGACGCCTGCTACTCCATCCTGGCCGTGCGCTTCGAGCCCGGCGTGACCTGCGGCCTGTACAGCCCCGAGGGCTTCAAGCGCGGCTCGCTGCTCGACTCGCTGCCCATCAACGGCGGCGCGCTCTACAAGAACGCCCAGGGCGTGCTGGTCTTCGGCATGCGCGTCAAGGGCTACTTCGGCATCCAGATCGCGGACCCGCGCACCGTGGCCGCCATCGTCAACATCAACGCCGACAACGTGCCCACGGCCGCCCAGGTGGACGACCTGCTGGCCATGGTCCGGGCCGACTCCGCCGACACCAAGCTGTTCATGCACATGCGCTGCAAGAACATGCTCAACCGCTACAAGGCCGGCGACGGCCAGGGCGGCGGCAGCCTGCAGACCCTGCCCGCGACCAAGGATCTGAACCGGACCTTCGAGGCCTGGAACGGCATCCCCATCGTCGCTTCCTACAACTTCCTCGAAGGGGCCGAGACGGCCGTGGCCCTCGACTAACCGCAACGATCCAAAGGAGAAACGCATGTACAAGCAGACCCTCAAGTCCGCTGACGACTATCTGGCCAAGGGCCAGAGCCTGCCCCAGAACGCCTCGGCCCTGGGCAACCAGGGCGCGCGCGACTTCTGCAACACCCAGGGCGCCCTGGAGGTCGTGGTCGCGGCCCGCGAGGACGTGGAGGTGGCCCAGGGCCATAGCCTGACCATCGGCCTGGTCCACGCCGAGGACGGCGAGGACTTCGCCCCGGCGGGCGGGGCCTTCACGGCCGAGGCCACGGACGCGGCCCTGACCTGGCGCGCCGGGCAGATCGTCTGCCGCCTGGTGCCCTCCACGCTCAAGCGCCGCGCCGCGCTGCAACTGGCCACCACGGACCCGGCCGCCTCTGGCGCCCTGGACGGCTGGCTCGCCTACCTGGCCCGCTAGCAGACCGTCCTAAAAACGCCATCTGCCGCCGTGCATCCGGCGCTTTTTGAACGGCCTGCGAGTCAGGCCGAAAACCTCGACCGGGCCGTCCCGCGAACGCGCTTCGCGGGGCGGTCCGCATCCCGGAGCGAACCGATGACCGCCGACATCGCCATCTGCAACATGGCCCTGACCGCGCTCGGCCATGAGACCATCGCCGCGCCGCACGAGCGCACCAAGGCCGCCGGATTGTGCCGCCTGCACTACCACGGGGCGCGGCGCGAGCTTCTGGAGGCCCACCACTGGGCCTTCGCCACGGGCGCGGCCGACCTGGCCCTGGTGCACGGCGTGACCGAGACGGCCACGGCCAGGGCGCTTGGCTACGCCTTCGCCTTCATGCGCCCCGCGGACTGCCTGAAGGCCCGCCGCCTGACCGACGACGCGCCCTTCGAGCCCGCCGGGCGGCTGATCCTGTGCAACGTGGACAAGGCGCGGCTCATCTACACCCGCGACCTGACCGAATCGGCCGTGTTCCCGGCCGCCTTCACGCGCGCCCTGAGCTTTCTCCTGGCCTCGCTCCTGGCCGTGCCGCTGATGCAAAGCCAGAAGCTCGAACGCTCCATGCTCGAAAAGTACCTGAGCCTGGTCGAGGCCGCGCGCGAGACCGACGCGGACCAGGGCGCGCCCGCGGGCGAGCCGAGCGTGGCCTGGATCGAGGCGAGGAGGTAGCCATGGGCAAGAGCATCATCCTGCAGACCAGCTTCAACGGCGGCGAGCTCTCGCCCCTGCTCCAGGGCCGCGTGGATCAGGAGCGCTACGCCTCGGGCTGCGAGCGGCTCGTCAACTTCTGCCTGTGGCCGCACGGCGCGGCCCATCGGCGGCCGGGCACGCGCTTCGTGGCCGCCTGCGGCAACGAGGACTCGGCCTCGCGCCTGATTCCCTTCGAGGTGGCCTCGGACACGGCCTACGTGCTCGAATTCTTCGCCGACGCCGAAGGAGGCGGCCGGATGCGCGTCTTCGCGGGTGGCATGATCGGCGGCGGGCCGGTCCTGGACGGGGAGGAGGTCTGCGAGATCGCCACGCCCTACGGCTCGGCCCAGACCATCCGCGCGCTGCGCTACTGCCAGAGCGCGGACGTGATGTACCTGGCCCATCCGGACCACCCGCCGCACAAGCTGGCCCGCCACGGCCACACGGACTGGCGGCTGACCGAGGTGGACTTCAGGCCCGGCATCGCCGCCCCGGCGACGCTTTCGGCCGCGCGCCAGGGCCAGGCGGGGCAAACCGAGTACGCCTACGTGGTCACGGCCGTGCGCGACGAGATCGGCGAGGAGTCGCTGCCCTCGCCCGAGGCCGTGGTCGCGGACGGCAACGCCACGCTCTCGGCCGCCAACCACGTGCGGCTCGACTGGGCAGCCGTGGAGGGGGCCAGGGAGTTCAACGTCTATCGCAAGGTCAACGGCGTCTTCGGCTGGATCGGCAAGGCCGAGGGCACGCGCTTCGAGGACAAGGGCGAGACCAAGCCCGACGTGGGCGACACGCCGCCCAAAGCGCGCAATCCCTTCGACGGCCCCGGCAAGTACCCCTCCTGCGTGCAGTTCTTCGAGCAGCGGCTGTTCTTCGCGGCCTCGCGCGACGAGCCGCAGAAGCTGTGGGGTTCGCAGAGCGCCAACTACGAGAACTTCAACATCTCCACGCCGCTCAAGGACGACGACGCCGTGACCTACGGCGTGGCCGCCGACCGGATCAACGCCGTGGTCTGGATGCTTCCCGCGCAAAAGAAGCTGCTCTTCGGCACCGTGGGCGGCGAATGGACGCTTGGCGGCGCGGGCGGCGATCCGCTCTCGCCCCTGTCCGTGGAGACCG